GAGCAACAATGCCCACAAAGTTAGCCGCCGTCACCCGCTCACGGTTCTCGTAAGTCTTATTGCCCAGCCCCGTCATAATCCACCCGCCAGCGTCGATCTGGGCCGCTTGGTGCATGACGTTGCGACCAGCCCAGACGGGGACATAGATGCACAGCGTGCCGGCCTTGATGTCGCTGTAGCTGGCACCCGACACAAGCACGGCCAAAGCGGACACCGTTCGCAGCGGATCAGCCCCAGCGGGAGCCGCAGGGATGTACGGTGCCATTGAGCCAGTCCCAAGGACCACCACGGCAGATGGGCCTGCCAGAGTCCAAGCTTCAGCCTCTGAGGCCACTACAACCCGCGTTGGCAGTCCAGCTAGCAATACCCGCTCACTCCGCAGCGCAAGCCCCAGCACGACCACAAGGCCGAGCGCGAGCACTGCGAGCAGAAGTGAGCGTTTGAGGGTCATGGCGTGGGCTTGTCAGCAGCGGCAGCGGCCTTGAGCTGTTCGATCTCGGCCAGCGCAGCCGCAAGCGAGTCCACCAGCAGGTTCAAACTCTGTTGTTGGAGCTGGGTCACGATGGCGTTCTTGTGTTCGTCTTTGGTCATTGTAATTATTCTGCGGGAAGCTCAAAGCCCGCGTTCACGGCGAGCACGCCCGCAAACTTCTCGTCGTTGACCCAGACAGCGCATTGCTCGGCAGTCGCGGGCACAAGGCCCACGGGCATGATTTCCACGCCCTCGGCGTCGAGGAGATGGCAGTCGGCCACGGCGGTGGGGTCTGTGTATTGGATGTAGCGGACGGAAAAAATCACTCCTGTCTTTGGAGCGTTTGGAGAACCCATCGTATATGGGGAAATTGGGATGTTGATCATAATAGTTGGTAATTTCGGTTTCTTAACGATGCTGAAATTTTTGATTTCCAAGATTCAGAAAGTGGAGGCCTCTTTTTTCCCAGCTTGGACAAACCAATTTTATCTTTGGTTTCTTGTGAAAGCTTTTTACCTAAGCCCGCCTTCCGCATATTATTGATCCACTCTACCGTAAACACAGGACGCTTTTTCCCGCGCTTTGATTCCGCGACCTTTTTCCTGTGTTCATCCGTCTGCGGTCCCAGTTTCTTTCCGGTTTTAATTTCGGAAATTATTCTTTTTGTTTCTTCAGACATCGGACCATTTGACAAACCTGTGCGAGAAATCGACATCTTCTTTTTGGTCTGTTCACTAAAAATCGAATTATTTGTCCCACCAATTTTGAGGTTATACCCATATGGTGCGACGCAAGCTAACTTGCATCCCCAGAACACCTCCTTGGACTTCAATTCAGATATGGGACAACGCTCCAAGACATAACACACAAAAGCGCACGCTCCGTATTTATTGAGAGCCGAGAAAATCAAACGCTGCTTGCCGTTTTTTTTGATGCGGATATAGCATTGAACTCTGCGTTTTACGTTTTTGCTTTCGCCGACATACCATTTCCCATTCGCTAGACAGTGAATACCGTAAACGCCCGAGAACGTTTCTCCGTCGTAGCGCATTACCCCGTCTGAGAACATTATCTCTTTTCCGTCCATGTTTTAGAGAGTTCCGACTTTCGGGCTCGCGGGTGAGCCCATTGTGTATGGTGCAATTGGGATGGTCATGGGTGTATGAGATTAGGCTGAAACTGCGATTTTGTAGGTGTTTCCATTGCTGTCTTGGATAGTGACGTATCCGGTCGGAACTATGACTGTGCCAACGTAGGCGTTTCCGAGCTTGAGTGCGCCCCCCACCGTCACCGCGCCCGCGAAGGTGGCGGCTCCGGTGTTGTCAATCGTCAGCCGCGTGGCGGGGGTGGTGCCCCCGTAAATTATAAACTTCCCGCCGCCACTTCCGCTATTGTTATTCGTCGAAAATAGATACCACGGCAGACCTCCGGTTCCCGTGTTTGTAATTAAACACGCTGACTCATTGGCTGCACTGGTCACGGACAGGGTGTTTGTGCCCGTCACCGCGCCCGCGAAGGTGGCGGCTCCGGCTGAAATTGCCGCGTAGGTGGACAGGTTGCTTGCGTAAAATCGAAAATCGTTATCCGTGAAAAGCTGTAATGCGCTGCGTATCGTGCCGCCCCGATAAAATCCGATGTACGGTTGGTCGGTTCCGACGTTATTGATTTGCAGCGTTGGTCCGCTCGATACGGTTGCGCTTACCGCGCCCCCGAAATAGCTCGCGTTGCCGTTGTTGCCCGCAGACAGCCCACCCGTGACCACTAGCGCGCCTGCGCTTGCGGAGCCTGCGGTGGACGAGGAGATGGTCGCTGTGCCAGTAATTCCTAATCCCGTCGTTGCAATGTCTAACACCTTTGCACCGTTAGCCGCTACACCAATGTTGTTTACACCAATGCGATAGAGCCCTGTGTTTTGGTCGGATAGAAACGCAAAGCTGGGATTGCCAACCGCACCATTTGCACCGTGCACACTGCCACCTGGAGCAATTACACCACTGGTTGTAAGCGTAGTGACAGATGGGTTGGCAGCACTCATCTTGCGCGTGCCGTTAGTTGCTCCATCCAAAGCCATAAAATCATCAGATGCAGCCGATGAAGCAGTTGTAGCGAGGTCTTTGATGCGAATGTCAGCCATAAAATAAAAGGTTACGGATATTGAACGTACACAAACTTGTTCCCAGACGAATCAACGATGTTATCGCCAGTAGCTGTAATTAGATATCCATCTGGGATAATGGGGCGGCTAGAGTCATTAAGCTGGGGTATGTTGATACCCGTAGCCATGCGCTGGCCCAGAATATCACATTGACTGCCGAGGATCGCAATCACAGCTGGAATTCAGAGGCTTGGATAGCTGCGCTGGTTGCACCTTGGCGGATGAACTTAGCCTGTTGCGCTGCTGCGGTAGACCAAGTGTAATGCGAGCCTGAGTACAAGCGATGACCATTAGTCGTAGTCGGCGCAGAGCCGTCAAACGTACACATCACGTCAGCGTCCTGCACATCCAGAACAATCATAGTCGTGGTATCGCCAAACGTGGAAAACTGTACGCCACCTACCGTGCTGTCTACCGTGAGGCGTTGATCTGCTACCGTACTACCCCGATACCAGGCTGGTTTCGGGAAGATGTTATTTAGATTGAATGAACTCATAAGTAAGTAGTTTTGTTTAAACGTTGACGTAGCCCAGAATGGAGTTAGGCATCAATGCGTGAATACTGAAACCTACACCCCGATTCGGGGCTACGAAAGATTGTACGAAATTACCGAAAGCGGACATATTCGCTCTTGGTCTTTTGGAACTACAAGACGTAGACGAAAGCCGCGAGCTTTGAAATGGCGAATCAATCGTTCTGGCTACGCTACTGTTGCTTTGGCTAACGGACCAAAGCCAGTTTGGAATGTATTGGTTCATCGCCTTGTTGCGCTTACTTTTTTGCCAAATCCTAATGAGTTGGCAGAAGTTAATCATAAAGATTCCAATAAGATCAACAATCATTGCAACAATTTGGAATGGATTTCGAAGTTGAATAATTTGCGTCATTCTTGGAGCGTTGGAACGCATATATCGCCAAGAGGCGAACGCGCTCATCACGCCAAATTGACATCCGCACAAGTAGCTGAAATTCAAAAGCGTTTTGCCATTGGGCATAAAGGCTCTGTAATAGCCAAAGATTTTAATATTACGGCCACTCATGCTTATCGGGTACGCGATAATTTGCATTGGAAACCGGAATTACCAAGACCTTGACTGCGAGGTAACGTGTGTGCTGACAGTCATCTGAAAGCTGTCTGGCATCTGCCTCTGAATGCGGTCCCATTCCTCATTCTTCTTCATCTCAACGATGTTGTAGGCTTGGGCGGCTTTGTCGGCCTGACCGTCTTGAATCAACCAATCTCCGTAGGTCTGCCAGATCAAAGGCTGGCTGATCATTTCAGGGACAGGCTGAATCTCCCACTTGCTAGGAGTATCCTCTGGGTCTTGCCCTGCCGTGGTGGTTGCCAAGCATTTGTAGTAATCGCTGGTTCCAACGGAGGCTCCAGCAGTCTTGGTGTAATAGATGTACTGACCTGCAACGTAGGTTGCGGTGGCAGAAAAGGCATCCCCAGCATAGTTGTAGGGAACGCGCCGATAGTAGATGTAGATCGGATTGGCTGGGTTCGTATTGTAGCTAACGTAGCCATTCGTCCCCATAAACCCACCCGCACTGGAAATCATCTGAAAACCATCCTTGGTCACCACAAACCCTTGTCCACGCGGATAGGTAATCATGGCTGGGCTGTCTACCCACGCCTGGAACATTACATCAATCTCAGCTTCCCCAGTCTGATCCCAAGGAAGGTTAAATTGCTGCGGGGAGACGTTGTTCTGCTGGACGATCAGATTACCCCACAGGTAAATCCCCTTGGTAATGTCACCAAGGTAAGAAATCGTAGTCCCATCCGTGCTGATGCCTGCTTTATAAGTCTGGCTAGTGGCATTAGCCCCAGTCTGATACATGATTGTGCAAAGGAAGAACCCATTGGCGCATTGGGAGATATTTGCGCTCTGAACGTTGGCTTGGGTTCCAACAAGTCCGGTCTGAACGTTAAAGAACGTGGAGAACGTGGTTGTACCGTCGTTTACGGCCAAATATAGGTAGTTCCTACCCGCTGGACGTGCGTAGACACTTGCTTGGTAGTTTGTGGCCCCAAATGCGCTTACAACCTGTGTTACGTTGTGCTCTGTAGTTGTAGCCGTCTCAAAAACTTTGCTGGCGGTAACGCGGTTGTCAGCTGGGTTACTGATGTTGTTGGCCGTAACCGTCACATTGTTAGCCGTCCAATACGCTGTCTGGGAAAGATCGTTGGGGTATGTCAGCAAATCACCCACAAACCGAGCCTCACCCCATCCCGTCAAATCAGGCCAATTGCCAGCGCCCCAGATCTGGCGCACATTGGCGTTAAACAAATCATTGATTGATTGCGCCGTCTCCGTCGTCAGACGAGACGTGGGCACGCCAATCAGCCCGCAAATGTTAGCCAAAGCGCGACTGTAGGCGATTGTTCTCACTTAGCCTTTATTTTTCATCCATCCACCTGTTAGACCATGACGAGCAGGATTGACCTTAGGACGATAGCCAACGGCACACAGATGCGGATTATCTTTCAGATACTCAGGCATCCATTCATGGACGTTATTCCCGTGCTGACCCTGCAAACGGAAGAAGAGGCGGCTATTGATGCGTGCAGCCATCTGCCCAAGCCCTTCCATCTGCGTAGAGCCTTGTTTACGCATCTCCGCGGCTAGACGGGCTTGGTCCTCATGGACCTTGGCTTTCTCATTGGGCAGACCATTCTGGATCTCCCACCACCATTTGCGGACAAACTCCTTGGGAATATCTGTGACTATTTGATCGCTGCTCATTAAAAAAGAAAAGGGGCAGAGCCTCGGATGAGGATGCCCCCTGTTTGAGATTACTTAACCGAGTTTGTAAGGATCGCTAAGATCCACAATGTTCAGGTAAATATCCAGTGAGCCAGCGGTAAGAGCCGAAGGACTGCCGCCCGTTGCATTCGTAAAGATTGCAACGAGACTGACAGATGCGGTGCCCTTAACGATAGCAGCGTTGGTAAGAACCCCCGCCAGCACGCCAGCAGTCTTTACGGACTGAGCCGTGACGAGTGCGCTAGTGCTGCTAGTGGTGCCAATATTCACTGAGAACGCCGTCGTGCCCGCAAAGGCAGTCGTGATGTTCACCAGTGCATTGTTCATTACGAAGTTAGACGGCAAAGCTCCGAGCGTCAGCGTTACGGTATCGGAAGCACCCGAACCGTAAGCAACGTCAGAATAGTCAACGTGAAACTTGTTGGAGAATCCGCGAGATTGTTCTTGCAGCGAAAGCTGCGAGGTATCGGCGCGGGCGATGGTTACTGCTGTATCAGCCATGGTAGTGTCCTTTTATGTTGAGGATTATTGTTTAGCTGGAACCAGCAAATTTGCCGAGACCAAGCGGATTCTTAACCATGAGGGTAAGAGCCGCAAGGATGAACCCGCGACGACCACCACCAAGATCAGGCAATTCATTAGATTCGATACCGAGCATATAGCCCAGACCGACCAACTCTGGATCAATGACGTAACCGCGAGCTTTCTGTTGGTTAGTCGTGGTCGAGGGATCTGCACCATCAAGGATACCGTTAAACAAGTCAGGCACAATCGTTACAGTGTGGAAGTCACCGACGTACATCGTGACATCCAAATCAATCTGATGCTCGCTAGCATCCTGAGTGACTTGGTAGGTCTTGGTAGTACCGGAAGCACCTTCTGAACGCTGGAACTTGCTGACAGCGCGTTTGAGCGACGGACCAGCAAACAGCGTGTACGAACGGCGACCACCGACCTGTTGGAAGATCGACTGAAACACGTCGTTGAAGGCCGACTCAGACAGGGAACCAGTAGCCGTAGTGTCGATGTTGGCCGAAGGCGTACGGAACGCTGCGGGAACATCGGAACCAGGGCTGGTGCTGATCCACTTGCCAAGGGCGCGGGCCTTGTAAGGCGCGGGCGGGGCTTCCTGTTGGCGGTCATTATCGGAACCGATACAGGCTTCGATATCGCGTTTGATTTCGCGCATAGCCTTCATTTTGGCATTCGCGACCTCGCTGGACACGCCAGCAACGTCAGAAGCCTCCTGAAGACGCGAAACCATC